CGTTGACGGGCGGTGCACAGTCGACGCGCGGCGCCAACGCGAAACAGGCCTAACCGATGGGCCTGTTTGACCTGGCGCGCCGGACGCTGTCCGGTTTGTCTGGCATCCTGACGCCGCCGCCGAAATCTGGCGGCGGCGGCTGGGTGACAACGGTTCGCGAACCGTATACCGGCGCCTGGCAGCTGAACGCCGACCTGAAAGCCGATACCGCGCTGAGTTACTCCGCGGTCTTTGCCTGCGTCACGCTGATCGCGCAAGACATCGGCAAGCTAACGCTGCGCCTGGTCCAGCAGGACGCCGCTGGCATCTGGACCGAAACGACGAACCCTGCGTACAGTCCGGTCCTGCGGAAGCCGAACCGGTATCAGACGACGATCAAATTCGTTGAACAATGGATTACGTCGAAGCTGGTGCACGGCAATACGTACGTGCTGAAAGCGCGCGACGCGCGCGGCGTCGTCAACGCGCTATACGTCCTGGATCCGACAAAGGTCACGCCGCTGGTCGCGCCGGACGGCAGCGTCTACTACCAGCTGGGGAAAGTCGAAGCCGGACGGCCTGAACAGCTGGCAGGCGTCGACGCCGAGTCGGATACGCCAGTCGTCCCGGCGTCGGAAATTATCCATGACCTGATGATCGCGCTATTTCATCCGCTGGTCGGCGTCAGTCCGTTGTACGCCTGCGGCGCGTCCGCGCTGCAGGGCCAGACGATCCAGAACAATAGCAGCCGGTTCTTCGCCAACGGCAGCAACCCTGGCGGCATCCTGGTCGCGCCTGGTGCAATCGACGACGCGCAAGCCGCGCGCCTGAAAAAGCGCTGGGAAGAACGGTACGCCGGACCGGAGAACATCGGGCGCGTGGCGGTCATGGGCGACGGCCTGAAATACGAACCGCTGAGTATGTCCGCCGTCGACGCGCAGCTAATCGATCAGCTGAAGTGGACCGCGGACACGATCTGCAGCGCGTACCATGTCCCGCCGTACATGGTCGGCATCGGCGCGCCGCCGCCGTACGCCAACGTCGAACCGCTGGTACAGCTCTATTACGCCGCCTGCCTGCAATCCCTCGTGACGTCGTTTCAGACCAGCATGGACGAAGGGCTGGAACTGCCGTCGCACCTTGGGACGGAACTGCTGCTGACCGATCTGTTACTCATGGACGCCGCGACCAGGACGAAAGCCGCGCATGACGCCATCAATGCAGGCGCGCTGAGTCCCAACGAAGCGCGGCGGCTGTACTTCGGGCTGGGACCAGTCGCAGGCGGCGGATCCCCGTACCTGCAGCAGCAGTATTACAGCCTGGCCGCGCTGAGTCAGCGCGACGTCCCTAGCAGCGCGCCGACGGCGGCGCCGCAGCTGCCGCCTGCTGCGGATGACGACGCCGAGGACGCGGACGATTTCGAAGCCGCCTGCCTGGCTGTCCGGCGCGCGGCGCTGGTGGAAGGGTTGTATGACGCCTGACGCGCTGGCGCTGCTGATCGTGCAAACGGTGAAATCGGCGCTGCAGCCGGTCCGCGACCAGTCCGTGCACCTGGCCGCGCGCCTGGACCAGCTGCAAGCCGTCCTGGCGGCGCTGCAGCAGGCGGCGGCGGTCGCGCCGACGGTCGACCTGGCGGCGCTGCGGGAACGGCTGGCCGTCCTGGAAACGCGCCAGCCGGTCCCTGGTCCGCCAGGACGCGACGGCCTAGACGGCCAGGACGGCGCCGACGGCGTCCGGCTGGACGACCTGGCGGCGTCCTTCGACGGGGATCGGACGCTGACGCTGACGCTGGCGGCTGGGACCAGGACGAAGGCGATTCCGGTCACGCTGCCAATCCCGCGCTGGCGCGGCGTCTACAACGCCAGCCAGGCGTACCAGACAGGCGACCTGGTCACGTGGGAAGGATCGACCTGGCATTGCCAGGCGCCGACGATCAGCAAGCCAGGCGACCAGGCGAAGGCCTGGCAACTGATGGTGAAGCGCGGACGCGACTATACCGGACGGCGCCAGGCGAACGGGGGCAGCTGATGGCCGCGACCTTAGTCACGCTGGACATGGCGAAACAGCAGCTGCGCGTGACGGACACGCTGCAGGATGCCGTGATCGCCTGGAAGCTGGCGCAAGCCGAGGACGTCGTGCTGCGGTATCTCAAGCCGGATCGGACGGACGAAGTCAGGCCGGACTATCCCTGGACGATTGACACCGTCCCGCCAGCCGTCCAGGACGCGATTCTGCTGTACCTGTCGCACCTGGATCGGAACCGCGGCGACGCCGTCGACGGCCAGGACGAACAGGTCTGGCTGGCGATTGAACGGCGGACCGCGCAGCTGCGGGACAAGGCGCTGGCGTAATGGCAGGGATCGGGGAGTACGTGCACCTGGTCAGCCTGACGAAAGCCGGACCGACGCCGGACGATCCGGAAGGCGGGTACGACGAAACGTGGATCCCGCTGGATCCGCCGACCTGGTATTGCGCGATCCGCGAAGCCAGCGCGCGCGACCTGGAACGGATTAGCGGCGGCCTGACGACGCAGACGGCGACGCATCTGCTGCGCGGTCGCTACCATCCGCAGCTCGGGGAAGATTGCCGGATTACGTTTCGCGGACGCGTCTTTGAAGTGAGTAGCGTTCATGATCCGGACCAGCAGCAGATTGACGTCGACGTGATTGCGCGCGAAGTGACCACCGGGACCGACGGACCGACGCGTGGACGGCAACGGCGATTCGACCAGGGGAAGGCTGATGGCGGCGCGATTGCGGATTGACGGGCTGGACGCGTTCAAGGCGCGGCTGCGGCAGCTGCCGGAAGACCTGAAGGCCGAAAGCCGCGGCATCGTGGCAGAGCATGTCGACGCCGCGGAATCGACGATCCGCGCGGGATACTCCGGCCACCGTCGCAGCGGGAACCTGGAAAAAGGCCTGTATAGCAACGCGAAAGAAACGAAATTCGGCGTGACGTCGACGCTACGGAACCGCGCGCCGCATGCCTGGTTGTTCGAAGTCGGGACCGAAATGGATCGCCGCGGCGGAACGGGCCGGATGCCAGCGGCGAAGATCTTTATCCCTGCCGTGATGAAAGCGCGCCGCGACATGATGCGGGATCTGATCGACCTGGTCGAACGGCATGGCTTGAAGGTGTCCGGCGTTGGCTGAGACTGGCGCGATTGACGCCGCGCTGCTGCAGCTGCTGCGCGCGGACGCCGCGCTGCTGGCCGTCTGTCCGGACGGGATCCAGTTTGGGATCGCGGATCCCGCCGCGCAGCGGTTCGTCCTGGTCGACCGGTTCGATCATTCGGTTGACCTGCGGATGTTTGGCGCCGCGGCAGGCGAAGCGTTCGTGTATCTGGTGAAGGCCGTATTGCCAGAGTCGACCAGCCGGAACGCGCGCGAAGCCGCGCGGCTGATCCGCGCCAGGCTGGACGGTTCGCAGGCGCTGGCGGCAGACGGCTACGCGCTGATGGCGCCGATTGCGGAAATCGAATCGATCCGCCTGGTCGAAGTGGACGAGAGCAATCCGGAACGGCGCGTACAACATTGGGGCGGCCAGTATTCGATCCTGGTGCAAGCGGTTAACTGACGAAGGGAAACGGGGATCACATCATGCGGTACCACGGCAAAACGGGCAGCGTCAGCATCGGTTCACCAGCCGTCCCGATCCTGTCGCTGAACAAATGGAGTCTGAACGCCGCGACCGACAAAGTCGACGTCACGGCGTTCGGGGATACGAACAAGGTGTACGTGCAGGGACTGCCGGACCTAAAAGGCAGCGTGTCGGGCTGGTTTGACGACATGGAAGACGCCTTGTTTGTCGCGGCGGATTCGACCGTACCTGTCGACCTGGAATTGATGCCAGTCGCAGGCGTGGCCACGATCAAGTGGTCCGGACCGGCCTGGCTGGACGCGTCGATTGACGTGCCTGCGGACGGCGCGGTATCGGTCAGCGGCGATTTCGTCGCGGCTGGCGCCTGGACGCGCGTCTTTACGCCGCCGGTCTAACCGATGACCGTCGGCGGGACGTTTCACCTGGTCCCGATCCGCGGCCAGTCCGGCGCGATCCGCTGGGGCTACCGGACCGCGGCGCTGCTGGGCGCCTGGACGCTGACGCAGGACCGCGGCACGCCGGAGATGCCGCAGCCGTTGCAGCGGATTCTGCGCGCAGCCGTGATCCCGACGGCGGATCCGCTGATGTTACGCCAGGCGGGATTGCAGCTGGTGATCCCGCGACCGAAAGGCGCGCTGACCTGGCCTGTGCTGCAGATCGTCCTGGACGCCGACGGGCGCGGCCTGACGGCGATCCTGGGACCATACGAAAGGGGAGTCTGACGACATGTCGCGATTCGTTCGACCGGAAACCGTCAAGCTGGACCTGACCGACGGGGACTGGCTGCTAGTGAAACGGCGCCTGACCGCGGGCGAAGAACGGCACGCGTTCGCGCGCATCCTGAAGCAGACGGCTGTCGGGGAACGGATGGCGCTGGATTTCGAACAGACCGGCCTGGCGAAGATTGTGGCGTATCTGCTGGATTGGTCCCTGGTCGACGATACCGGCGCCGCCGTCGTCATCCGCGACCAGGCGCCAGCGACGGTCGAAGCGATCCTGCTGAACCTGGATCCGGCCAGCTTCGCGGAAATCTTCAACGCGATTACGGCGCACGAAACCGCGCAGCTGGACGCGCTGGACGCCGAAAAAAAAAGCCAGGCTGGCGTGACGAGATCATTTCCGATCTCTACTGCTGCCGGGTAATGGGTTGGACGTACTGGGAACTGATGGCGCTACCGTCTGCCGTCTATATCGTCCTAGTCGACCAGCTACGAACCGAACTGGAACGCGCCAACGCGCGCGACGTCGCGTAGCAAGTAGGACCTATTACGTTACGTCACGTAATCGCCGGCGACGGATTCCCATTACGTTAACCACCGTAACGGCTCGAGCTGGCCGTAAACATGGCTGACATCAAAGCCACCTTTCAAACCGATTTCAGCAACTTCTACGACGCCGTCCAGCAGGCCGTTGTGGAACTGAAGTCGTTTGAATCCGAATCCGCGAAGGTGGAAAGCCAGCTAGAGCGGATGGGAAACCGTTTCAGCGGTCAGCGGATTATTCAGGAAGCGACGTTGATGGCGGAAGCCATCGAACGCGCTGGCGGGACCGCGACGTTAACGGACAAGGAACTGGAACGTGTCGGACGGACGGCGGCGGAAGCCGCGGAAAAGATGCGCGCGCTGGGCATGGATGTTCCCGCGAACCTGCAGCAGCTGGCGGACGCCGCCGCAGACGCCGGACAGAAAACGTCGTCCCTGTCCGTCGGCGTGCTGGACCTGGTCAAAGCGTACGTGTCCGCCGAAGCGATTATCGGCCTGGTCAAAGGCGCCTTCAACGCGTTGACGGGCGCGATTACGGCGTCGATTACGTCGGCGTCGGACGCCGAAGAGGCGGACCGGCTGCTAGTCGCGGCGCTGGAAGCGCAAGGCGTCGCGATTCCGTCGGTGGTCAACGCCTACCGCGGGTACGCGTCCGAACTGCAGAAGACCACGATCTATTCCGACGACGCCGTCGCGGCGTCGCAGCGGCTGCTGGCGCA